TCAGCATCAACTAAAGTTTCAATTACATAATTATAAATGTTTTCTGTTTCTTCTCTTTGTGCTGCATAATAAGCACCAAGTGCTCTCTTAATTCTTTGCTTCTTACTATCACCTTTGAAGGTTTTGCTCTTTGAATGAACGAAATCACTAATTGTTTTACTGACATCAGCACCTACGTCAATTTTTTCATTTACATATTCCTCTTTGTAACCTTTTGCTGCAGAACTCCAATAGTCACCCCAAGATGCTTTATTTGCTTTTGCTTCTTCTGGTGATGATGGTTTAAATGTTCCACTAGTTTTACGAATAGAACCTTGTGGTTTTCTTACTTTTTTCTTAGTTCTTGCTTTTGCTGCCAAAGATTCAATTTCTTCCTTTGATGGTGGTTTATCCTGAATTTTTTTTGTTACTGGATTCCAGTGTGCTTCATTTACTTCAACTTCTTCTTTCTTTACTGACGCAACAAAACCAGGAAGTTGTGGTCCTGCTTTCTTTGCTCTTGCTGCTCTTCTACGAGCAATTTCAGCATCTGCCTTATTTGCAAATTCTTTTTGTCCCGCAATATCTGGATGTTCTGCTGCAACACCTTCAGTATAAAAACTTTTATATGAATTTCTTAAAGACATCTTTTTAGACTGTTTTTAGTTATTTATAAAAAAATAGGAGGGGCAATGCCCCTCCTATCAATTTACTTTTTAATCATCACTATTTTAGCTTGGTGACGACGATTTTCTTTTTGTTTTTGTTCTTTAATAAGTTGAAGGACATTAATTTTTTTCATTTGATTGTTTCCCCCGACTTCTGCATAGAAAGTTTGTTTCCATTTTCATCAACATAAAACATAGTACCACGATAAATTTCTACTCTTGGTTCACATTTAAATGTTTGATTGGGACGGTTTGTAGTGTCATATTCAACACCACGGTATACAACTTTTGACATTAGGTTTCTCCTTAGTTTTTAGGTTAAAGAGCGTTCCTTCAGTCGGCTTTTGCGTCTATTTTACACGTCTTTGGTGAGATTTGTTTAATCTCCCAAATTAAATCATTCTTTGCTTGTTTAGGAATGTCTTGTTTATGAACTCTTCCTACAATCAATTGTGCTTGTAAGCAAGATAGAATGAGTGCTTCCATAGATGAACGTTCCGTTCCGAGTCGGCTTACTTCCGTCTACATTCGCAATTCGCAAATAGCAGATGAACGTTAGGGACTTATTATATTCCCTTGTACGTTATATAGTCAATTTTTTTTGTTATTTTTGTTACAATTTTAGAGTTTAAATCCACTAAAAGAATCTTTTGTAATATCCTGCTTAATGCCACCAACCACATAAGATTCTACTTCCGTTTCCTGTGGAGCAACTTGAAGTCCCTTAGAGGAAATCCAATGTTCAGTCCAAGGAAGTGGATTATTCTTTGCAGAAATATCATAGAGTGGTTTGAGTCCAATTGCCTTCATTCTACGGTTTGCAATCCATTCAACATAACTCCAAAGAAGTTTGTCGTTTAGACCAATCATAGAACCATCTTTGAACAGATACTCTGCCCACCTCTTTTCCTCATTTACACAATTCTCAAAGGCACCTCTTACCCATTCCTCTTCTTCTTTAGCAATTTGTTGCATTTCTGGATCATCCCCTTCACGCCACTTATTGAGGATGTTTTGAGTAATAACAAGGTGCTGATTTTCGTCTCTTGCGATGAGAGAGATAATTTTAGCGGATCCTTCCATAAGTTTGAGTTCACCAAACGCAAAACTGCAAGCGAACGAGACATAAAACCTGATACCTTCGAGAATGTTGACATTGGCAATTGCCCTATAAAGTTTTCTCTTTAATTCAATTCTACTTTCTTTTGCATATCCAGCACCCTCTTGTGCAAAAATCCAATCATTAGATGTTCCATATTGTTGTGCAGAATTAATAAAATCATCATAAGCTCCTGTGACTGAGGATGCTCTTTCTAAAATTTTATCATTATTCAAGATGGAATCAAATACTTCAGAGGGGTCTGGATAAACATTCTTAATGATGTAAGTATAAGAACGACTATGAATCATTTCCATAAATTCCCACACAGTCATACAAGCTTCCAATTCAGGAAGAGAGCAATAAGGAATAAATGCCATTCCAGGACCACGACCCTGAACTGAATCTAAAAGAATTTGATATTTTAAATTAGAAGTAAAGATGTGCTTTTGTTCTGGACGAAGAGTTTGATAATCAGCACGATCCTTCTGTAAAGAAACTTCTTCTGGTCTCCAGAAATATCCCAACTGTTGTTGAGTTAATTTATCAAAGACTGGATACTTATATGAATCGTACCTTTGAACTCCAAGTGGAGATCCAAAAAACATTGGTTGTTTTTTGGAGTCTACGTAAGAAGTATTAAATACTGTCATTCCCTGTATTTCTTTTTTTGAATTAACTCTAAATTTTACAACTGTCACAATCTTCTTCTCCTTTTAAACTTAAAATTTCCTCAATTAAATCATTAACACCTTTAGATGATTCTTTAATTTCATCAGTCTTATTATCATATGTATTTTGATAATAAGATGTTTTCCAACCATACTTATATGTATTAAGAAGGTCTTGTGCCATCACTGACACAGGAACTTCATTATTTTCATAATTCTCTGGATTATAGGACCAGTTTCCAGAAATTGCTTGATCAAAGAATTTCTGCATAACTGCAACAATATTAATATACCCAATATTGTTAGGCATATCCCACAAAAGCGTATAGTTATTTTTAAGAGTTCCATACTGGGGAACAATTTGTTTAAGTGGTCCCTTTTTACTTTTTTTAACTGACAAGAATCCCCTGGGTGGTTCAATTCCATTTGTTGCATTTGACACAACGGAACTGCTCTCCGATGGCATTTGTGCGGACAATGTTGAATGTCGTAAACCATATGCCTGAATGTTGGCACGTAAAGTTTCCCAATCATGTTGATATGGAATGGAGGAAAGTTCGTCTACATCTTTCTTGTAGGTGTCAATTGGAAGAATTCCCTGTGAATATTTAGTTTTGTTAAAATATTTACATGCCCCTTTCTCTTTAGCAATTTGGTTAGATGACTTCAAAAGAAAATATTGGAATGATTCAGAAAGACCATGAACAGCATCCCATGCCTCCTGTGAGTCATACTTATACCCAAGTTTAGCAAGATAGTGTGCAAGACCAATAAAACCTATTCCAAGAGACCTACGTGCCTTGGTTGAGATCTCTGCTGCTTCAACTGGATAGTTTTGATAATCAATCAGTTCCTCCAGTCCTCTAACTGAAAGATCACAAAGTTCTTCAAACTCTTCATCAGATTTTACTTTACCTACATTAATTGCAGAAAGAATACACAAAGCAATTTCACCTTCAGGATCATCAATGTGTTGCAGAGGAGCAGTAGGAAGTGTAATTTCCTGACAATTATGGACCAGAATATCATTTGCGAAGAAGTTATGTGTTCCTTCTACAGTAATATCATAGACTGGGATTTCTTCTTCAAGATATTCAATCTTTAGCATTTTTTTCTCCTGTTTTGTTCTAAAAGTTGTTTAGCAAGTGTTCTTTGAGTTTCGTCTCTATAATAAGGATTATACACCAATCCAGTTTGTTCTTCAATAGATTTATAAAAGTTTTTATGTTTCCCACCAAATCTATTTTTAGAAAAATGTTTTGGAAACTTAATATTCAATTCATTAATAGCAAACTCAACTATTCTTTGTCTTCCACCAATAAATCCATATTTTTTAGCAAACTTTACACCTACTTCTATAAGTTCCTCATCAGTGTATCCAGAATAGTTTGGATTATTATAACCAGTAGTTCTTATGGAAATACCATTTCTCCACTCTTCCTGAACCTCCTGTGAGCATCTTGGAAGCATCCATCCACCAGTTCCTCCTGAAGTGGCATTATAACCTTTAGTATCACTTTCAAAGAGTTTAATGAAGTGAGTTTCCTTTTCATTAATAAAGTTTTCATCTTCAGTTTGGTAAGTTTCAATCACAGATAAGTCCCAACAATTTTCCCCATATTTTCTAATAGAAGAATGAAATCTAAATTTAGAACCATTTCTTGCTGATGATAAATGACGATTCCAACGATGTTCTAATGAGTATTCAGTTTTTCCTATGTAAGATTTTCCGTTATTTTTATTGGTAATTTTATAAACAATATATGTTTTCATTATAGGAAGTGTAATCTCATAACTATTTATAAGATATGGAAATTACACTTCCTATCATATTAGTTGATTACCAATTCATCAGTTTCGGTTAGGTCTTTTGCCATCACATACCCACGATTTTTTGTGAATACTTTATGTTCTGGTGTAACTACGATACTCTTACCACTTTCTTCATCAGTAATTTTCATTACCTTTGCTTTTGGTGATGTTTCGGCAAATGCTGTAATAGGTGCCCATTCTTGTTGATTAGTTTCTGTATTATAAGAAAGAACTTCTATTTGAGGAACATCCTCACAAGGATCATTATCACTTACTTTATAAGACATAACTCCAATTTCTCTGGAACTAATATATTCATCCAGATCTCCAATCTCAATTTCTTCTTCATAAACTTTCCAATCATAAATCTCTCCAATATCATCATATATTGCTTTTGGGTATTTGATTTTAATCTTTGTATCACCAGCAACACAAAGATTACTCATCTCAACCTTATCCATGAAGGAAGAGTGAGAATTACAATGATCGATATTCATAATGTAAATACGACCAGTTTCTGCACGTTCCTTCAGGAGGTCCAGAAAGAGTTCTTGAGCACCGATAGTTTTTCTTGGAATAGACTCATCTCGTTCATAACGAACATATAACTCGTCAAATCTATCAGTGCCAAAAGCATCATACAAACCAGGAACAGAGTGCGGAGAGAAGAGTGAGATCTCTTCGTTGCGGATGAATCGTTCATAGAACAGTTTGCTAATTTGGATACTGTAGTCTAACTTGCGAACACGATTATCTTCGGTTCCTTTGTTATTTTTTAATACAAGAATATCCTCTATTTCTTGATGCCAGATAGGAAAGTGGACTGTAGCAGAACCACCTCTGATGCCGTTTTGTGTACAGCATCGCACAGTTGCTTCAAACTTTTTAAGGAAGGGGACCACACCTGTGTGTTGTACCTCTCCACCTCTAATTTTACTGTTGATGCCACGGATTCGACCTGCGTTGATGCCGATTCCCGCCCTTTGTGCAACATATCTGCCGATAGCCATATCAGAACTAAAGATGCTATCGAGGGTGTCATCAACATCAACAAGCACACAGCTAGCAAATTGTCGAAGTGGAGTTCGCACTCCCGCCATGATAGGTGTGGGAATGTTGATTTTATGTTTGGAGATTGCGTTGTAGTATCTTTTGACATATTCCAATCTAATTTCTTTTGGGTACTCTGCAAAAATAGTCAAAGCAATCATAATGTACATAAATTGAGGAGTTTCATAAACTTTTCCAGAACTCCTATCTTGCACCAAATATTTATCAATCACTTGCCTGAGACCTGCATAAGTAAAAAGCATATCTCTTTCGTGATCAATAAAATGATTTACTTTATCAATTTCTTCTTTAGAATACTTTGTTAGTATTTGACTATCATAGATGTCTTTACTTGTACAAGTGATAATGTGATCATATAGATCAGAAGTACAACTAATACCACCATATAAACTTTTTCTTAGAGAAAACAAAAGCAATCTTGCTGCAACATATTGATAATTTGGATGTTCCAAATCAATCAAATCAGATGCACTACGAATAAGAATCTCTTGAATTTCTGCAGTTGTAATTCCATCATAGAACTGAATTCCAGATTGCATTTCAACTTGAGATGCAGAAACCCCTGCAAGATTTTTACAAGATTCTTCTACCATTAAATGCATTTTATCAAGATCAAGTGACTCAATAGAACCATTTCTTTTTTTAACTTTTAATCCGTTGCTCATACTCGTTTCCAACTAATAAGTTTTGCTTTTGCTTCTAAACCAGAATATCTGTTTGATTTTAACATACTATTAACGTCAAGTCCAGAGAGAACCATATCATTAATATCCTTTTCATTGACATTTGATGGCCATATCACAATAGATAATTTGAGGTCTATTGCTTTTTCCATTCTTTCCACAATTTGTTTATTTCTCTTTTCATTATCATAAACAATTACAAAATCAACATTAAAATTACTTATTAAAAACATCTTATCAATATCAGCACCAACCATAGCAATAGCATTATCAATAAACATACTATCAATTGGACCCTCTGTGATATAAACAGTTTTGTTCCAATCTACATTATCAAGACCATAAATCTTTGGTTGATTTTCATCTAAAATAATTGTAATGTATTTAATTTTAGAATTTTTATTTAAACTACGACCTTGAAACCCTATGATTTCCCTATTGTTTATGAGAGGAATGATGATTCTTGGTTCATCTTGATCTATAGATTCAAAAGTATATTTTTGCTCATTTGTCCATTTCTTAAAATTCTCACAATAATATAATTGATTTAAGAATTTATCTGGAATTTTTCTATCCTGTAAATAGACTTTTGCTGGATGCTCAGTATTTAG